TAAAAGAATATTAAAGAGAACATTCGTTTTTTAAAAGAAACATGGACACCCAAACTATCTTCGATAATGTCAAAGACCTCATCTTCCAATCTAGGGACACGCCAGGATTGGAAATTGAAATGCGCCTCGGTAAAATGAATGGAACCTTTTTTGATACTAATGTGGGTTCCCAAACATTTGATAAAATTTTGGAAGCTTTGGAGCAATTCCAACACTGGGAAGAAAAGAAATCTGACATTGTGGAAGTTTTTTATTACAATGAAAGTAAAAAGAGATTGACTTGGGATGAAGATAATGGAACCCAAGAATGTATCATGAAAAAGAATATTTTGAAAAAAGATTTCTCTGATGACAAATCTCCATATGATGTCAGAGTTTCAGTGTGTCAGGAAATTCCAACTGAAAAACCTGTGGATGAAGATGCCGATAGAATGATTGAGAAATATAGAAGATCTTTTATTCGTAAAAATCTTTCTATAGACATGACTATAATTTCTGGCGATTCCCAAGATATGGATGATGAGGATGGGAAAAAGTTTCAAGTGGAATTAGAAATTATTGACCCAACTAAAATTGAAGAGGAACCCAAGTTGTTCAATATTATCAACAAAGTTTCGGATGTTTTAAAAATATTAGTTTAATGTAATGAAGTATCTATTGCTTACAATAATTGTTGCCTTTTTTCTACTAGCGCGAAATGATCTTAGAAATATGGAAGAAGTTGAGGGTTCAAAATATTTTTATTTGTCCGATGGTAAATCCCAAGATATTTATAATCAAATGAAAAAGGATGGACTTTCAGAACAATCCCTCAAAGAATTTGTTTATATGGAAGACAGGTTCCTTCAATTAGAAAAAATGTCTGTGTGCCAACAAATGTCTTACACAAGTGAAGCCACAGGAATATCTGAGAACATAAAGACGCGCTTCGGGCATTATGATTTCAGATATCATCAACATCATATTAAACAATGTTCTGAACCTAATCGTCTTATTAATAAGAAAATAGTTTGTATTTATTAAAACCTACAATTGAAAAAAGTTTTTAACGCATACACTAAAAATTTATGTCTTCCAGATTTCATTTCACTAGAATTTTGTATAACATATAATATTAATCCCTTGTCAGTAAGTTGGGTATTTCCTGCAATCCACTCCCTGGCTAAGGTGTCATCTTCAATTTCTAAAAAATGTTTGGGACATCTATATTCTAATTCAATTTTTCCCATTCCATATTTATGACATACTTTTCTTTCACGTTGTATATAATCTACAACAATTTCTGTTAACAAAAACAATATATATCGATGCGGATTTGGTTTGTAAGTATCGATATTTATTGGAGATATTGAATCAGCATACTGTTCCAATATATACATTAACTAAGTGTGTTATTATTTTTTTAAATTACAATTGTTCGACTCTAGCTCTTGCACCGAATATTGTTGGTTGCACAACATTTTTATTTTTGCTTTTGCTTTTATTTTTATTATTTTTCAAGTTTCTATTTTGTAACATCTTTTCAATATTTTTTATTAAATTATTATTGTTATTTGAATTTGATGAAACTGGGGACTTACCCTTGGAGCTCTTATTTGTTGGTGTTTTGTTTTTCTTGGGTGGTCTTCCTCTCTTCTTTGGTTTGGGTGATGGAGTTTTATTTGGTGATGGAAGTTTGACCCGAGCAGCTTCAATCTTTTTACACAATGCTGGTCTCTTTTCAGAGCTGGTAAATGGAATATTCATCTTTTTCAAAAACATTCGGAGTGTTGCAATATCATAAGTTTTACACACTCTTCTTCCAATTTTAAATTTATCTCCATTTCCAGTGAAAATATATTCTTTTCCGTTGTGGGTAAAAGGAGCGTATTGAACTATTCCCAATTTATTGACAAGTTTAGCACAAATATCTTCTTTTCTATCTCCCTTTTTTATATTAATAATTCCTTGGTTTCTGGCAATGTTAGCCAAGGCTTCGCGACTGTATCTCATACACTGTCTAGAACCAATCTTCAATCCCCCGTTTGGATCCAAAACGAGACGCACATTTTGGGGTGAAGGTGTTTTTGATTTTGGTGGGGTTTTGGATTTAGCTTTTCCTTTTTTATAGCAACAATCGTAGCCTTGTGGGTTTTTACGAATGACTGGGAATTCGGTTGGGCATTTACCATTGACTGGTATTCTTGGTTTGGGACAAGTTGTTTTAACCTTTTTAGTTTTTTTAACATCTACAACATCCCTGAAATTTGAAATAATATTTCTTACACCCCCTAGTCTGTATATTTTGGCAATCATTTGTTTTAATTTTTCATATCCTTCAAATATTTTTGGAATACCTGTGACACCCTGAATCTGAACAACACCTGTTCTAGAGAATACATATTTTATACCGTTATTTTGGTAATATAACAAATCAATAAGTTCTGGTTCATATGACGCATTCATCATTCTCGCAACTTTGGCCAAGTCAAAAACCGCGCTTGTTTTTATTGTGGCTGATAAGTTATTGAATTCTAATGGGTTGTAAAGGAATCTTTGTCCTAATGTGTAGTTATCAATGATGTGTCTTCTAATTGATTCTGGTTCCGTGGAAAAATTATTTTCATCCACAACTCCCCCGGAAAATCTAATTTTTCCATTTTTGTAAACATTAAAACTTACATCTTTTGAGACACCATTTTTGGAAACAGTTATTTTGAATTGCACAGTGAAATATTTATCTGTAAATTCTCCTTGAAATCCTTTATTTCTTGTGACTTTAATTCCAGTTTGGAATCTTCCATACAACCCGTTTATTTCTTTGACATCAACGATAAGTCCATTTTCAATCATTGTGGGTTTGAGTGGTTTTTTAGAGACGAGAGTTAGTAGATCAACTTTAACAGAATCGTCATAATTTGAGTTAACTAAAACATTATACATCCCAACTCTAAGTTTTCCAACTTTTACGGGTGTATTATTATTTACTGGGCTAATGCTTGGTGTACCTGCAACTACTTGGTTCAGGTTTCCAAATGACCCCCTAGAAGAGACCGGTGTTACTCTAGCTGGTGTTACCCTAGCCAAGTTATTAAATGATATAGTACTTGAACGAGAAACTGGGCGCAGTGGTTGGGAATCTGAGCGAATAATGTTAACACCTGAATTTTTTACAAATTCTTTTAAGCTACTACGGCTCATTTATATAAGCACGGAAATTATTCTAATCGGAGTTGTAGAGTTCTTCTGAGACCACATCCAGACCGAAGATGAAAGGCCTGTTAGAGTATAACTTGCCATTATACATGTCTTCATGGTCCCTGACCTCAATATCTCTAGAACTAAATGGACCTGCATAGAAGTCCGAGTTGAAACGCGGCTTGCCCAAATTGTTTGCTTGGCAGTGTTGGTTGAAAATCTTGACGAAGATTTCTTGGGGACACTTGAGTTCTTCNCCATATTTGACATTGGTTGATTCCAAAAAGTTTGTAAGTGTGCTTGCAACCATAGCAACTTGTTTCTGAATATTTTTGAAATACGATGGGACAATGTTCCAAATATCCTTGTTTTTGTATTTTTGAGACATTTCTAAGTAGGCCCTGATAGATTTTTGAAGAATGTTAGGGATTTCTTGGTCTAGTTTATCTTCAAGAGTAGGGTCTGCATCCTTGACTTGCTTTGCAAAGTTCCAAGGCAACAAACGACGCAACACAGAACCAGAGTTGTCCCTCCAGTTGGGAACTTCATTACCACCCAAGCAACCTGGGGTGTTCCATTGGGCTGAGATGGCATTTTGGTGCTTTACCGCAATAGATACATCTTCTCCAGATACAATTGATTGAAACTCTGCTTGTTCCAAGGATAAATCACCCTTTACCTCTGGGGCGATAAACATGAACGAGTTGTAAATGGAAGATAGACCGAATTTCTTTTCAATATTGTTTGAAAGTGTCTTGACATCATCATTTTCATAAAATTTCTTGAAAACCTTTGTAATGAGAGTAGATTTACCAGAGCGGGCAATACCCTTAAAAAACGGAATGATTTGCCAACCATCCATATCATTCACATCAAAGCAAAGGCGACCACCCATGACATACACCCAATCAATGACATCTTGGTCAAACTTTTGATAAGTCAAAATAGAATCCATATATGGCGTTGGAATCTCTCTCCAGTCCTTGACTTCATTGAAATCTTCAAAGTGTTTATCAAAGTATTTACAACTCACAATAGTTGGGTCCAAACACTTGAATTCGGAGCTTTCATAGGTGTAGAACTTTGAATCAAAAATTCCCATATCGGGAGCAAACCTTTTACCGATGAAAATACCATTTTTGAAAGACCAAACATGTCTGTTCTTAGATATTTCAGGGAATTGCATGTCATTACAGTTTGAGAGATGGTGAATCACATCTTTGAACCCAGAGCCACGACTTGTGAGATTCTTCCACAGGTCAAAGTTGATTTCTTTTTGTGCCACACTATACACATAATCTTGAATACTCATAATAGTGTTCCAGGCCCTAGTGTTGTGTCCTTCAGGTGTTTTGAGTTGTTGACAGCATTGACCCTTGTATCTGCGAATGGTTTGTTTGTAAGTTTTGTCTAAAACACTGATAATGGCTTGTTGATATGGACTGAGTTCCTCTACCTTACCCATTGTGGTGCATCTAAAAAGTGAATGATCGGTTTCTGGATTAGCAGGTTGATATGTAGGATTATTAATCCTTTCATAAATTCTGGTATTCCTAAAAACAATATGAAAAGCATCATCTACTTGTTCAATAATGGAGTTTATTCTTTCTGAAATCTTTCTTTCATCCTCCAACTCTTTGTCTGAAATATCTAGGGCTCTGGCTCTGTGAAACAATGCACTCAATAATTCCAACTCTCTCTTTTGTTTGAGTGTGATTGTTTCAATGTCTACTCTCATAGGCATTCCAGTAGAGGGATCCAAATCATCAGGGTTGAAAAACTTTCTGTATCCTAATTGAAACGAGATATGTGAATCGTTTGTGGCGTTGATACACCATTCACTTTCAAGATATCCGAGATATTTGATAAATTGTTCTTTGTCCAGGGAAGAGATATGGTTTCTCCATTGCTCCATATGAGTTTCCTCAACGTTCGCATTTTCCTGAATATAGTGGGTTCCCTCCATCTTTTATTTAATAAATACAGGGGCGAAATTCTTAACTGTCTTTTTTAGAGAGGGTGGAAAGCATTTTAAGTAGTATTTTATTTTGGGTAGCAAGTTGTTCACCAATGGTGACTAGAGCTGAACAAACAGTGTCACCATCCTCTGTAGCGAGGGTGGCTGTCAAAAGTTCAGCCAAATCAACTCCGTTGTCAAACATTTCACCGTCGTAAACATTTTCCCCTTCGCTGAAATCTTCTTCGCCCAAGTCGTCTTCACCCAAGTCATCTTCTTCATGTTGTTCAATTTCCTCATCCTCAAATTCATCATCTGTTTCTTCTATATCTTCAACTTCTTCTGGCTCGGGTAGTTTTTGTTCAGTAGACACAGGGGGGGACATTTTTATATAAGAGTAGAATTTAGAAAATAAAAAATTTCGCAGCGCGGAATTATTTTAGGTTAAAAAAAAATCTTGGTATATACTATAAAAACTTACAATGGCTGGTGGTCTTATGCAACTCGTGGCCTATGGTGCCCAGGACGTCTACTTGACAGGTAACCCAAAAGTTACCTTCTTCCAAGCTGTCTACAAGCGACACACTAACTTCGCGATGGAAAACATCGAACAAACTGTCAACGGTACCGCTTCCAACAACGGTCGCGTGTCCGTCACTGTCGCCCGTAACGGTGACTTGATCGGTGACATGTACATCGAACTTCTTTTGAACGCTGCTGTTGGCTGCACCGGCGGTACCGCGGAACTCTCCGGTGCCTGGGCGGCCGAGCGTGCTGTTAAATCCGTTGAATTGTCAATTGGCGGTCAACGTATCGACAAACACTACCAACTCTGGTGGCGCTTGTACTCCGAGCTTTACTTGGATGAGTCCAAGAAGGCTGAATACGGTAAGATGACCTCCAAGGTTCTCACCGCGGCGGATGCGGCTACCCAAACCGCTTACTTGCCACTCGTTTTCTTTTTCAACCGCAACCCAGGTCTTTTCCTCCCACTTATTGCGCTCCAATACCACGAAGTCCGTCTCGACTTCGATTTGTCAGCGGAATTCTCCCACTACACTGACGGTTCCACATTCAAGGTCTGGGGCAACTACGTGTACCTTGACACCGAGGAACGACGCCGATTTGCGCAAAAGGGTCACGAATACCTTATTGAACAAGTGCAACACACTGGCTCCGACACTGTCACCGCCGGTGCGTCCCGCCAAGTTCGTCTTTCCTACAACCACCCAGTCAAAGAATTGGTGTGGTGCTTCAACAACGGTAGCGTTTCCAACGCTGCGACCTGGAACTTTACTTCCAACGCGATGACTGCCAACGCGGTTGTCCTCACCACCAACACCACCCAGTTCACTGGTCTCTCCCCAACCGCGGCGGGTACTGGTGCCCCAATGCTCCTTACCGGTACTGACGGTGGTGCCGCCGACTGGGTTGAAGATGGTGCCGTTGCGGATGCCACCCACTCCGTCGGTCCACTTGATTCCATGAAGCTTGTTCTCAACGGTCAAGACCGCATGAAGGAACAAAAGGGTAAGTACTTCAACCAAGTGCAACCATTCAACCACCACGCTGGTTGCCCATACCCAGGTGTGTACTCTTACTCATTCGCGCTTCGCCCAGAAGAACATCAACCAAGTGGTACATGTAACTTCTCCCGTATCGATAACGCGCAAGTCGCGGTCACCCTTAAAGCCGGTACCGAAGACAACCAAACCATGCACATGTTCGCGACCAACTTCAATGTTCTTCGAATCCAATCAGGGATGGGCGGTTTGGCGTTCTCCAACTAAGTTTAAAG